ACTGGCGTGATCTTGGGTAAGCTGCACCAACGCGCCTGATGCGTGGTTGCCACCGTTGTCGAAATCAACCACATTACCTGACGTATTAACCGCGTCTACATCTAACACCTGCGCGGTGGTCGCCTCACTGTCTATGTGTATCGACCGCGCATCGGAATCTTGATCCACGGCAAGAAGTCCCGTCACCGTAGCCCCTCCATCCTTCAACAACACACCATCAATAGTCACACCGCCAGTAGCAGTGATTTCGTTGATCGTATCGACGTTCAAGTTACCTGTGAGCGTTGTCAGGCCAGTGACACCAAGTGTCCCTGCGACAGTCGTATTACCTGTTGCTGCGGTGACGTTAAATTTATTGGTATTTACATCAAAGTTACCATCGACGCCAAGTGCGCCAGTAACGTCTATTCCACCAGCTAGGGTAATATCCCCACCTACTGTGGCATTACCCGATAAGAAGATATTACGTGGGCGTGTAGCGCCCGTTGCGCCTATATCGTAAGTATTATCGGTAAAAATAAGGTGTGACGTAATTATACTGTTAACAGTTAGCGTATCTGTCGCAGCATCACCAATCGTGGTATTACCAGAAATTGTTAAATCAGTCGCTGAGATAGAACCCGTCAGTGTTGGTGACGAGATCGTAGGACCTGTAAGGGTCTTATTAGTCAGTGTCTCTGTACCCGCAAGCGTAGCTAGTGTGCCTGTTGTAGGTAAAGTTACATTAGTTGCGCCTGTAGTTGTTAGGGTGAGTGCATTCGCGCCAGCCGTTGTAAACGCCGCTGCGGTCGTTAAAGTTCCTGCAAGAGAAACTGTGTACCCACCAACAGATAGTGATTCGATGTTTGTAGCGCCTTCTACGACGTTAGTGCCGTCACAGAAGAGAAACATTGTTTTGCCGTTTGGTATCGCAATACCTGAACCGCCAGATGTTTTAAGCGTGGCGGCTTGCCCTGAAGCATTCTTAGCAATATAGATTTTAGCGGCTGTAGGGCATTCGACAGTCGCTGCCCCAGTAAGATTTGATCCTGTATCGGTGAACTCTAGCATCGCACAACGCGATTCAGAGGTTATACCATCAGCGCTAGTCAGCACATGGGAGTTACTCGACCACGTGTCAATGACTGCACGCCCGACAATGGCCTGCTCAATCATAGAAGTGATATTGTCGTTTACAACATCCCCCCATGTACCACTGAGTTCCCCTTGGACAGGAAGGGCTAGTTTAAGTGTCGAAGTGTACTGTGTTGTCATCTTTTAATCCTCACGCGGCTATATCTTGCCAATTAGGAGTCTGTCCTGTTGAAACATTACCCCAAGTTGGTGCTTGTGCGCCAGCAATATTTTGCCAATTGGGGTTTTGGTTATCATTTATGTCTCCCCAAACAAATATTGTACCTACCGCACCTGCTGCATTTACACCTGTTACAGCTACATCTGAGTTAGCTGCAACTATTACACTACCGAGTTGTGTTTGTCCGTAGACTCCTGTTACATTTTCTACAATACCTACCCGCCAGACTACAGTTCCAATAGAACCTGTGCCCGCAAGCCCAGATGCTGCGACGTTTGCGTCTCCTACTATGGAGACTGTGCCTAAAGCACTTGTAGCGCTTACCCCAACGGAGTAGATATTCGCTTCAGCAACAACACTAACTGTACCTATTGCTGTTGTAGCTTCAAGCCCAGCAGGTTGAACCGTAGCGACACCGCTAACAGATACAGTACCAACCGCACCTGTTGCTGACGGCATCTGTACATCGGTACCCCACGCGGTACTGCCCCACCCACCAGCAGACCAACCTCCATAGGTTACAAGTACATCAGCCATCAGTCATCACGCTATTCGTATGATGGCGTTAGACGCATCAGCAGTAGGGAATTGAATAGTAAAATCACCCGCTGTTGATGTCTTATCAGCTCCAAAATCAAGAGCCGCAACAGCAGGATTAGTCCCGCCTGATTGGTAGATTAACGCCCCGCGAGCAGTAATTGTTGCTGTAGACCACGTAGTGTTTGCAAAATCTAGGAGCGCGGTAGTACTGGACGTTGTAGGAGCTACAACGGTTAACGTGTTACCACCCGCTGTGTAACCCGTACCGGATACTTCGTTTGTTGTACTATACGCTGTTGTCGTTGCACCCAATGTTGCGGATGAGGTAAAAAGTGCGATCTTAAACGTCTGGGACGTGTTGGAACTAAAGTCCATTTCTCCATCAAGAAGTGCTTTCTTGAATGAAGTTACCATTGCTTGCGATATTGCCATTTTTATCTCCTATTCTACTTTCATTCTAAACTGCCCAGAGCGATATGTATCTTCACGAAGTTTACTATCACCCAAAGTTTTAAGCAGTTTTAGCGACTGAACATATAAACGCTCATAAAACTGCACTAAATCAGGCTCGCCTTTCATAAAGCGTATTGCCTCGATTAATGCCCCATTAAGTAACGCTGAATCAAACTCATCACCTAACCATGTAGTACCCGCTGTAACAATTGACTCAGGGTAGTACCCATAATGTAATTCCATTGTATACGCACCATCGGGAGTAGGCCCTAAAAGAAACGAATCATCGTCAAAATATGCGTAATGTTTCGGTAATCCTTGTGACGAAGCACTAGGATACGCCTCCCTAACAAAATTTACATCTTTATTGAGTAAGTAATGGTAGTCTCCAGCACTATCAACAACCGCTAGTGAATAGCTCCACAGGAAATCTGTAGGCGCACTAAGGTATTTGTTTCCTGAACTAAGTGTTCCTGCTACGTTTCTACGCAGGGCAGGAATTTGAACAGTGTTATATATCTTCTGTTCGGCTTGTTCAGTAAACATAGCGAGTTGTTCATCAGTGAAAGAGTTCTCAGTGATGTTCTCAATATTTGTTTTTAACTCGCTATAGTTCATAGTTTACCCCATTGGCCCACGAGCCATAGTTCCTTTTGTAGCCGCACCTGCACCGCGGATTTTTACCCCCGTAGTTTTAACGCCAGTCATGTTAGGCTTTGGTGCGTGTTTACATGGGTACACACCTTTATCCTTTTCGACCTTAACTTTTTTCATTCCAAATACATTCATTTTACTACTCCTACGTAATGTTTACGGTAACTTGCCCTAAATAGCTAGCCCCAACTAACGAGTTGGGGCTAAGCCCAAACGGATCAAGTCCTCCACCTACTGGGTTCCATCCCCATTGGATGCCCCTACTACTATATGGCCCAGCTTCACCAATACTTGTATCTATCCTAGGGTCTCGTATAGCCTGTGGATCATCTACAGGATATTCCCCTAATTTAAGCTGGGGCTGGCTCGGATTCCAACACTCAGGACAGGCTTTAATGTCTGTGTCACGCCCTTTAACTACAAGGTTACGCAACTCTTTGAGTTTGTACTGAAACCCGCAAACATCGCATAAAGCGATGGCTTTCTTAGCAGATGCGAACCTATCCCCCATACTATATTCTGCCTATTTTAGGCACAAAACGCGCAGAAGTTTTTTCACGGTCTTCTTGCGCAGCTAGGGCAAATTGTTCGTCATAAATCTGTTTTAACATGCCCACACGCTCAATAAGCTCTGGGTCTTTCATGGCAATATAGTACGCTAGCCCTGCAACCATACAGGGGAAGAACCTAAAATTCATATCTGCGGTCTGCACACCACTACCCGCGTCTTCTATTCGGCGCATACGCCAATATACAAGTTGATAGCTTTGCGTACCATCAGGAATAGGCCATACAGTAGCCGCAGGGACTTGCTCCCAATATACAGGGATAGCATTCCCTCCCACTGTATGTGCAGCGGCTGTTGTGCCTTGCTGTCCTCTAAAACAGTTTTGCAACGCATTATCATCAATACTGCTGTAGTTTATTATTTCATCTTCAATCTTAACAAAACCTGCGGGCGGTAAGTCAGAGACACCGCTTAAAGTAATAGTAGTATCTGTACTCGACGCTGTAGCTGCTAGTGTGATTCCTATAGGGTAAGTTTGTCCACTATTCCTGTGGATAAAAATTTGTACTGGTCTACCTTGTGTTAACTTGTTAGGGATAGATGCGTAAGTGCTTACACTAATACGACTTATAGTAAGATCGGACTGTAACGAAGTGCTACCCGCACCTGTACGTATTTGATGCTCCATCAAGTCAATAGTATCGTCGGGTAAGGCGTACGTTGACTGCCCTTGTGTGAGGTCAAGAGAGCCTTGCTCTATTGTCCACATATTAATGCCACGGTTCTGCCACTCAATAGTCATCAAGTTCATAGACCGACGAGCAGTACGAAGGTCATACCCAGAACGTAGTTCTCGGCCTGCACGTTCCCACGCTTCTTCAGCGATCTCCGTGAAGTCCATATTGAATGTAGTGGTACCTGATGTTGTCATGAGATTGCCCATTCTCCTGAGAAGAATGCGTCAACTTCTTTTAGAAGAACTGCTTTACTCTTACGGCGGTCCAACTCGATATTATACTTACGCATAAGTTTCTCAAGTTGTATTTTAGACATGTTTGAGTAATTAGGGACTTCAGGAGCGGCTGCTTTCTTAGATTTCTTGGCAGGTGCAGGTTTTACACCCATAGATTTGAGTCTGGCTTCGGCTTGTTCTTTGGTCATTATATCGTAGACTTTAATATCGTACGTGCCATCAGATTGTTTTACACCAATTTGATAGACTGGTCCTCCTGACGAAAACCTACCGTTCTGAAAAATCTCCATTAATTTTTCCCCTTACGTTTGGCTGGGGGCACTCTACGCAGCTTACCCGCAGGTTGCCCCAGCAGTTACGCATTACGCGCCCTTCATTGTTACCATTTTGGCTTTACGGACGCCTTGCTTAGCCATACCGCAACCACGAACCTTACCGCCCTTCTTCATCATGGGCATTGCGCCGCCACTGCCTTGACCCATTTGCATAAGAGCACGCTTTTTCTTCTTAGCGGGATCAACTATTACAGAACCTTTAGGGCCACCTAAAGGGGCTGGCATTGGGCCTTTCGGACCACCACTATCGTCGTACGGCACGGGTTGTCCGGGCTTTTTCATTTTCTTTCTAGGACCTGACTCAGGTGCTGGGGCCATCATACCACCCCTGTTGTATCTTTTAGATTTCATAAACTCTTCTCCTACAGTTTGAGACACCCCCACCTTCTTAGCGAATTTAGGGTTGTTTGCTACTGCTGCCATAAATTTCTGTTGTTTCTTAGATTTTGCAGGCATCAGCTTTTATAGTAAGACCACATAGCCTACTCCAGCAGTAGAGTAATTTTGTTACCAGAACCAGTAAGTGCGGCAACAAAACAACCTTCCCGCGCTAATATACCATCTGCGGGTATATAAACCTCGTTCCAGCCTACAGGTAATGTGAGGTCCAAAAGTATGCCCCCACTAGCGGTGCCATTACGTAATTGAAACGTACATGCGGCAGCGGCGTTAACCAATACCCCTAGTATACGAGTACGGTTTGGACCAACGAGAGCCGCAGTGTCACCCTGCGAGAAGTTAAATGCGCGTACTAAATTAGCAGCCATGTTATCACCTCTCTATTACGGTTGAATTGCAGTGTTAAACGCCTGTGCATACATTACAGTAATTACTGCACTACCCGCGTTAGTGCTTGCGGAAGAAGTAACAGTTAAACGCTCGTCAGAAGTTCCTGTGTTACCCCAAGTAAGGGTTCCACCACCAGAAGCGCCAAGAGCTTTGATGCCTACGGTTGTTCCTGAAGCGAGAGCATTAATGTATGTAGCAGCACCGCCAACAGTATCACCAACACTAATGTTAGTAGAAGTGTTAGCTGCAACAGCCAGATCAACAATAATGTTAACGATTTTAGAATTAGCGGGAATAACCATATCGGTCACAACCGCAGCAAGTGCGCCGCCAGATAGATCGGCTGTATAGGATTGACACATTACAACGTAGCCGACGTTTGCTACGTCAGTACCTACTGTGGTGCCGTTAGTGTTGCGAATGTTGCCAGCCCGGATAGGACCAGAAAATGTAGTAGTACCCATGTTAATCTCCTGTCTTGGGTTAGTCAGTTACACCACGTAACTGTCAGGGATTGGTATCTTATAGCACAACAAATAATGGGGGGGCAATAGTTGCCCCCCACACTAATTACGCACCGGGTGATCCGTAAATTCCTAGTGGGTCAGAAACCCCGAAGGAATAACGCTCACGAGCCTTATAGCGCGAGTTGCCCGTGTCAAAATCTGCATCCATAGATGTAGACATTGGAGTACGAACAAAGTGCTTCAGGCC